AAGAACATTCAACAAAAAATACCTGCGTTACTGAGAAAGGATAAACCTGACAACACAAAAACTTACGCCTAAAAATAATAAATCTAAACCAAGGAAGGTTTCTATGGCTACTAATAAAAGATCGGCAATTCAAAAGCGTGATGATAGTATTGAGAATGATTCAAACACATACGCACATCAACCAGCAGTATCAAATTCATTAAAAATTAAATTAGATCATTTAAAAACATTTGAAGCACTAACAAAAAATCAACAGAAATTTTTCGATGCATACAAACAAGGTGATTACTTTATTGGCCTATTAGGATCACCGGGTGTAGGTAAAACATTCTTAGCATTGTATCGTGCAATTGAAGAAGTGTTAAATAAGGATAATCCATTCAGTCATGTTGTTGTGGTTCGTTCTGCTGTACAGGTAAGAGATCAAGGTTTTGTTCCTGGTACGTTGGAAGAAAAGATGGAGATATATGAAGTGCCATACAAAGAAATTTGTGAGACACTTTTTGGACGTAAAGATGCATGGGAAAGATTAAAGGAGCAAGGTTATGCCAGGTTTATATCTACTACTGCCATACGTGGTATTTCTATTGATAACTCAATCATTATTGTAGATGAATGTCAGTCGATGACATTTCACGAATTGAGTTCGGTTATGTCTCGTGTTGGTCATCGTTCTAAGATTATGTTTATTGGTGATTTGAAACAAAATGATTTGATTAAGAGTAGAAACGATGTATCTGGTCTATCTGAATTTTTGAATGTTGCAAGACACATGGATGAATTTAGTGAGATTTCATTTACACCTGATGATATTGTTCGTAGTAGTTTAGTTAAGTCGTGGATTGTGGCTTGTGATAAGATGGGATTTTGATGTTTGATTATTGTGATGCACCTGTTTTGAAAGATATCAAAGCAGAAACTTTTCCTGATGGTAGATATTATGTAATGGAAGACGGCACTCGCTTGCCGTCTGTCACTACTGTTATTGGTGCCATGGGTAAGGCTGATATACTTGCTTGGCGTAAACGTGTTGGTGAAGCAGAAGCCAATCGTATCTCTAAGCAAGCATCAGGTCGAGGTACAAATATGCACACCATCTGTGAGAATTATTTGAGTAATAATTTGGATTACAGAAAAAAGGCTATGCCTGATGCACTTGAAATGTTTCTAAGCATTAAACCTTTAATTGATAATCATGTAAATAACATTTGGTATCAAGAGTGTGCATTGTTCTCTAAGACGATTTGCATGGCAGGTCGTGTTGACTTGATTGCTGAATGGGATGGAAAATTATCAGTAATTGATTTCAAGACAAGCAGCAGAATCAAGAAAAGAGATAGTATTTTATCATATTTCTGGCAAGAAACTGCATATGCATTGATGTTAGAAGAAATGATAGGTACAAAAATTGACCAAATTGTTACTCTGATGGCTGTTAAAGATGAGAATCCATTGGTTTTCATTGAAAAGACTGAAGATCATATTGATGGACTACTTGGTGCAATTGAATTTTATAATCAGACCAAAAAACGATTATAAATATACATTTACAGGTAGTTGGACTAAATAGGCCAGTTAAAGCAATAAAAACGGAGAAAAAATGGCTATAACATTATCATCTTTAGGTGTACAAACTGATATACCTTTCTTTTCGACAGCTAATACTGTTTCGTCAAATTATTCATTGACTGCTGGTTATAACTATATGAGTATTGGCCCAATGACGATCAATTCTGGTGTTACAGTAACAGTGCCAAATAATACAACTTGGGTTGTGGTATAATAAAAAGGATAAATCATGGCAGGAACAATTATATCAGATACAATCAAATCGAGTTTAAGTACACCAACAGTATTTCAAAATACAAGTGGTACTGAAGTTGGTCAATTATGCAGGGCTTGGGTTAACTTTAATGGCAACACAGCCGCAAGAAATGCATCTTTCAATGTTGGTAGTATCACAAAAAATTCTACTGGAGATTACACGGTGAATTTTACAAACGCATTAACTGATGCAAATTATGCGATAACTTTTGGTGGCCGGCCTACAACGCAGTATTTACTTGGTATACAAGTTAAAACTGGTACAACACCAACCACAACAGCCGTAAACATTACAACAGGGTCATACAACACAAATTTTTCTGATATTGATTATTTAACTGTTGCGGTATTTCGTTAAAAGGATAAAATATGAGTTCAGTATTAGTTTATACAAATCAAAAAGGCGGTGTTTCAGTTTGTACACCAACAGGTGAAATGTCGATTGCAGAGGTTCAAGCTAACCACATTCCTGATAGTGTTGTTAGTTTTATTATAAGCGATGCAACGCTACCTAAAGCCGATGATTTCTTTGATGCATGGGAACAAACATATGGCGTTGTGACTGTAAATCTAAGCAAAGCCAAAGAGATTACAAAGAATCGTCTGCGTGCTGAGCGCGCGCCTTTATTGGCTGCACAGGATGTGTTGTTCCAGCGTGCTTTAGAGACAGGTGCTGACACAACAGCTATTGTTGCAGAAAAGAATCGTTTGCGTAATATCACAACATTGGCAGATTCATGCACTACTTTAGATCAATTACGTGCATTACACGCTTAAGGAGTAGAATATGTCAATGACAATCGATGGAACAAACGGGGTAACATATCCAGATGCTACTGCACAAACAACAGCTAACTCACTTGGTGTTGGCCAAACTTGGCAAAATGTAATAACAAATTCACCTGGTCCAAGAGCAGCAGGCACAACATACACCAATACAACTGGTAGAGCAATTACTGTTTTTGTTCAAGCAAGTACCGGCGCCGGCGGCGCTGCTTCTATTTCCCCTACAGTAGCATCAACTCTACTTCCAGTTATAGTATATTATTCAGCCAATTCAGGGTATGCTCAGTCAACTTTTTTTATAGTTCCTCCTGGTGCAACATATTCAGTGGCTATTTCAGGTAGCTCCTCTTTTATTGCTTATTGGTTTGAACTTCGTTAAGGAAAAATATGCCTCATTTTAAAGACACACAAAACCAATTATACTGGCTCGATGAGAATGATGATCCTGTTGTTTGGTTGCCACATTGCGTAGCTATTAGTGACAGTGAAGCTGATGCTATTAGAGCTGCTGAACAGGCAGCCATTGTATCATCTTTGACCTATAGTCAGAAACGTGCAGCTGAATACCCAAGCATTACGGATCAATTAGATACCATCTTTCATTCTGGCTTAGATGCTTGGAAAGAACAGATTCAAGCAATCAAAGACAAGTACCCAAAGCAATAAGATGGTAAGTAACGGATTACATTTGGAGATTAAACAATGACAATGATTGTTGGTGGTACTTTAGGTGTTACATTTCCGGATGCAAACACAGCTTCTGCTGCGAGTGTGAGTAGCTATTTTTCTCCTTTTTTAACCAATTCTTCAAATAAGACTACAGTTAATAATGGTGTTAAGTTTTCTGGAACTACCGGATTGTATGTCAACAAAACAAGATATAGTTTTTGGTATCCAATAAATCTGACAATCTCCGCAAACACAAATAATTACAACATAAAAACTGCTGCTATTGCAGCAGGATGGAATGCAAATGCAAATGCGGAAATTATCGTAACGATTAATAGTGGAATTGTTGTCGGTTCAGCTAGTACAGGTTCATATGCACTCGCCACAGGAACTGGTTTCCCTTCAGGCACTACAATCACAATTAATAACAAAGGTTATATTGTTGGTGCTGGGGGTGCTGGTAATCCCGGTGTTGACGGAAACGGCGATGCTGGCGGCCCTGCAATTAGAGCACAGTATCCATTAATTTTAAATAATAATGGAATAATTGGCGGTGGTGGAGCAGGAGGCGGTGGATCTTCAGCATACACTTTTAGTGATACTTATTATCCACCTGGATACGGTGGCGGCGGTGCAGGTTATCTGCCCGGAAGTGCCGGCGGTGGAGCTGCAAGTGCTGGATCACTTACCGCTGGCGGTGCAGCTGATGGAGGTTACGCAGGGGGAAATTTGGGTGCTAGCGCACCAGGTTACGGCGGCGGAAGTTCTCCAGGTGGTGCAGCATTAGTAGGTTTATCATATGTCAACGGTGGTGCCGGCATATCAGGACAAGTTTATGGAGGACAATCTTAATGGAATATAGAATTATTGCAGCAGATGCAACACACGGTCAAATTCAAGTAACCTACTCTGAAAATGGATCAGACATTGCAACATATCCAATCGATGTACCTATTGAGGATGGTAAATATATCACCGGCGATAAACTAGATGCAGAAATACAAAGTAGAGCACCCATTTGGTTGATGCAGAGGCGAGCGCTGGCATCTGCTGCTGAAGATTTTCATCACATTGTTGCCATGGTTCAAACACCTGAACCGGTTTCTGTAACCGCATCTAAAGGTTTTGTTTTGAGTGAAATAAAATTATGATTGCAACACCGTTCAATGTATTTGGATGGACGATTGCCAAAAATCTAATGGATGATGGTGAAGAGATTACTAGTGTATTACGTAGTGATATATCTATTGAATCTATAAATAAGTTTATGTTTTGGACAAAAGGTGCAAGAGTTGTCACAGAATATCCTGAAGGATTTGATAATAATTTTTACACTCAGCAACGTGGCCAATTTTATAATAAAACCACTTTTCCTGGTGTTGTCCTGAAACGAGGAAAATACATACACAAAGCGGTCGGTGAAACGGAATATTGGTGTTTAGATCATGCGTCAAATGATAACAGTGCTCCAGAATTACAACTAATATTTTTGAATGCAGGTGAAACATACGCAACATCTATTGGTGAATTAATATTTGTAACGGACGGTGAAACTTCTTTAGGTGTAGGACCATTGTCTATAAATGTTTCATCTGAAAATACAATTATAACAGCAATAACTGATACATCACTGATACTCTTTTCTCGGAGAAAGTAATGCTTTTTAAATCTTTTGATTATGTTATGACCAAACTTGGTCGCAAATATGCGTTTGTTGATGGTTTTGGAAACATTACATCTTATCGTTACTATGTTTTCTTTTTGGAAAAACACATAGCAGAATCTTGGAAAGAAAAGTATCTGCCTAATTTGTTCGTGCATCATTTTGTTGGAGAAGAAAGTCAACAATGGGTTGATGGTGAAATAGCACATACACATCCTTGGAATACATTAAGTATTGTTTTAAAAGGTGGTTATACCGAAGAAGAAGAATATAGTGGAAATTATAAAACAACAGTAGCACCAGCTATAGTTATTCGTAGCTATAAAATAAGTCATAGATTTACACAAATGGTTCCAAATACATGGTCATTGTTCTTCCATGGAATACGCAAAAGTAAATGGGCCTTTGATATTCGTGAGCATAAAGTTATATGCCCAGCTTGTGAAAAATATAATGATGGTGTGTGCATGAATGCAGGAAAAACAGGATTAATAGAATTTACTGAAAAAAAAGAAATCAAGGAAACATCCGAACAAAGTAAAAATTGGCGTGAAGCTACTTGGATAAAATGTGATAATAACTTTGATAAACTCATAAATGAACGCAGAAAAACTATGTCTAAGTTGGGATTAAAAATACCAGATACATTTGATGAGAGATTCGTTATAGCGAAAGAAAATTTAATTAAAAAAGGTAAATAAACAACGCTTGACAAAGATTTGGGGTTGTGTTACAATCCCTTTTAATGATAGTAAACTTGGTATAAGAAAAGTATTCAAGACGCCGGTTCGAATCCGGCCAGCTCCACCATAAGCACAGTCAGCGTATAGAATGTCCAAAATTAAGTTCTGGGAAGGTCTATAAATTCACTGTGTTTTTGATGGGGCTGCTCTGGTAATCGATTGGGTAACAAGTAGGATATTAGGCTATCCGTCAGAGTTGACGTAAACACTAAAAAACCGTAAATGCAAACGATTCCGCATACCGCCTAGCTGCTTAAACTAGGCTGAGGTTTCGCCAACTGTCCTTATCAACGAATCAGTTGGCAATTTTTAAACTACAAATAATCCGAATGCCAAAAAAATCAATTTCGTTATTGATAGTATTTCTTTCACTTTTTATTTTATGGCCTACAATTCACCACAAGCAAGTACCAGAATTAAATGATGAAGTGCTATGCATGGCGAGAAACATTTATCACGAAGCAGGTATTGAATCTGAAGAAGGTAAACGTGCAGTATCTCAGGTTGTACTGAATCGTTTGAATGACCCACGATATCCAAAAGATATATGTTCTATTGTGTATAAGCATAGAGGTAAAAAATATCAATTCAGTTGGGTTGGTGAAGATAAAACCATAACAAACTTTCCTATGTGGCAAAGAAGTTTTACTGTTGCACATGATGCGCTTGAGAATAATATAAGTCACCAAGAACTTGCAGAATCAAATGCATTATTCTATCATGCAGACTATGTACATCCAAAATGGAAATATAAAAAACTGGTGAAGATTGGTAAACATATATTTTATACAGATGATGCTTGACAACCTATTATCTTTATGTTAAGATTATGCATTAAAACCTGGAGATTATATGCCAACCCGTGATGAAATATCTGAATTTAGTACAAATGTAATTAAACTTGCCAATGAGCATAGGGTAAATTGTATTGATGCTATTATAGATTACTGTAATGAAACAGGCCTTGAGATTGAGGTAGCAGCAACACTTATATCTTCTTCATTGAAGGCTCGTATACATGAAGAAGCACAATCACTTTCACTTATTAAAAGAGTTAGCAGTCTGCCAATTTAATTATGAATGAAACAACAGGTTTTGAAGCATATAAACTATATTCAGCTTTGAAGTTGCATTTTACCTCTACATCATATGATTTCATAAAGTATGGTGGTAAAACAAATGTATCACAAGATTCTTTTTTAAGAAACAAGTCTAAGTATAGTTTCTATAAACTGTCACGTAAGTATTCAATGGAAGAATTGAAAAACTTCTACATTGCAAACTTTGTTTATGGTGATTCATCATGGGTAGGTGAAATGACTGGCCCAAATGGTGAAGAGGTGTATAAGAAATGGCAGAAGATTAATCAATCATTGACATACAGATTTGAAAATGATCTTGGTAATATGTTGAATGAATTGGACTATGCGGATGAAATGTTGAAGCCAATAAATGGCCAGCATCCTTATCTCCTTAGAGAAGTCATGTCAGGTTCAATTGCAGTAGAAACATTGGTTATACTGAATGACATAATGAATTTCTTCCCAATGTGGGATAAAAAAATATCTGATGACGTTATTTGGCCAAACTGGAAAATGAAGGTTGAGAAGTATACACCTTTCATTCAGTATGACAAGGTCAAATTTAAGAGCATACTCAAAGAGGCAATATCTGAACATGCATAAATAAGTAAAAACTAATTTTACTATCATGCAAAACTTCAAATCTTTTATTACTGAAAAAGTTCTATCTATTGGTATTAATCCTGAACATGAGGTTAATAGAGAAAAACATAGACAAGAAATCCATGACATGATACAAAAATCATATTCACATCCTAAGATTGGTGGTTATGGTGGTCATAAGTCTGGTTCGAAAGAAGAATCTGATGCGATTCATAATGACATTACACATTCTGCAATCAAGGCAACCAAACGTAATGGTAAGATTACCGCGGTGAATCTGTATAAGAAACAACATGGACGTAAATCAATTGCCTCTGCTACTGATGGTAGCGAACAAGGTAAAGAAGATTGGAAGAAAACTAAGATTGAGGACCATGAACAGAAACGTGCATGGGGTGAGGTATCAGGTGCCGCAGAACATCTACAAAGAAAGATGGGCGTCCCAGTTATTCACTCAAATAGAGCAGGTGAGTTATTGAATAAGGAAGTTAAACCTCACGATAATGGTGAACATTATGACCGTAAGATTGGTGGAGAAATGCATACTAAAGTTATGATGGGACATCCTAAAAAGTAGGTTGACAAGTTATTTGTAATGTGATATAATGTGTATATGGAAAAGTTAATTGTATATTGCCACGGTTATGGTTCAGGTGCAAATACCGGCAAATTAAAAGCACTCAAGAATGCAGGATTTAATGCTCATTGCTTTCAAGCGGATGTTGATACTGATAAAGCCATGATTCATTTCACCAATAAAATCGATAATCTACTCATCGACCATCTGAATCAAGATGTTGAATTAGTATTTGTCGGCACATCAC